TAACCACAAACTATCAGGTTAATACTGTCTATGACGAAACATCAGCAGTTGATGAGACAACCAATATCATTGCGGTAACAAGTTATAACGATACAACTGTCTACGATGAGACAACTAACGTTGGAGTAACTACAAATTATTTAGATACAACGGCTTATAACGAAACAACAATCATAGATGAAAACTCTGCTGTAACCACAAACTATCAGGTTAATACTGTCTATGACGAAACATCAGCAGTTGATGAGACAACCAATATCATTGCGGTAACAAGTTATAACGATACAACTGTCTACGATGAGACAACTAACGTTGGAGCAACGACAAACTACTTAGATACGACTGCCTATGACGAAGTTACGGCATTTGAAGAAAATTCTGCGGTAACTACAAATTATCAGGTCAACACAGTTTATGATGAAACAACAACTGTTGATGAAAATTCTGCGGTAACTACAAATTATCAGGTCAACACAGTCTATGACGAAACATCAGCCGTTGATGAAACAACTAATATTATTGCAATTACCAATTATAACGACACTACAGTATATGATGAAACAACCAATATTGGAGTAACTACAAACTATCAAGTCAATACTGTCTATGATGAAGTCACTGCATTTGAAGAAAACTCTGCTGTAACCACAAATTATCAGGTCAACACAGTCTATGACGAAACATCGGCCGTCGATGAAACAACAAACATTATCGCAATTACCAGTTATAATGATACGACTGTTTATAACGAAACAACCAATATTGCTGCTACAACAAATTACTTAGATACAACTGTCTATGACGAAGGCACAGTCTACGATGAGACCACCGTTGTAATTACAAATTATCAAGTTAATACAGTTTACGATGAAACTACAGCCTATGATGAAAACACAATTGTAGTTACAAATTATCAGGTCAACACAGTCTACGATGAAACATCAGCAGTTGATGAGACAACTAACATTATTGCAATTACCAATTATAACGATACTACAGTATACGATGAAACAACTAATATTGGAGTAACTACAAACTACTTAGATACGACTATCTATGACGAAGTCACTGCGTTTGAAGAAAACTCTGCGGTAACTACAAATTATCAGGTCAACACAGTCTACGATGAAATATCAGCCGTTGATGAAACAACCAATATTATTGCAGTAACCAGTTACAATGACACCACGGTGTATGATGAGACAACTAACGTTGGAGCCACAACAAATTATTTAGATACAACGGTCTATAATGAAGGCACAGTTTACGACGAAAATACTGCTGTGACTACAAACTATCAAGTCAACACCGTCTATGACGAAATATCAGCAGTTGATGAGACAACTAACATTATTGCGGTAACTAATTATGCCGAAAATACAGTTTATGACGAAACTACAGCCGTTATTGCAACCACAAACTACTCAGAAGTTACAGTTTATGACGAAACATCGGCAGTTGATGAAACAACCAATATTATTGCGGTAACCAATTATGCCGAAAATACAGTTTATGACGAAACTACAGCCGTTATTGCAACTACAAACTACTCAGAAAATACGGCCTATGATGAAACAACGGTAGTAAATACAAACATTGTGGTAACAACTAACTATCTAGATACTACAAACTATACCGAAAATACAGTTTATGACGAAACAACTTCTATAGATGAAAACACAGTTGCAGTTACCAACTATTTAGATACTACAATTTATAATGAAAATACAGTATACGATGAAACAACGGCGTACGAAGAATCGACCTTTGCTAATACTGTATATGAAGAAAATACGGTTTATATAACAAATATTAATGAAACAACTTCAGTTACCACCGATTACGAAACAGATTTCTATTTATAAAAGAAAGATTAACCTATGATGAAGATGAATGACCCTGTGGAAAGTAAAAGAAAATTGGTTTTTATGATAAAATCCCCAAATCTTAATACCAATGAATTTGAAATGTATTTGCATCAACTTTGCCAAGAAAGAAAATACGAATTTAAATTAGATTATGATATCATTGCTTCTGAATTACCAAATTTTAGAACTTTACAATACACAGAATATGCAGGAGGAGTCACAGTACATCCATTACAATTAGAATTAAGACACCAGCAAATGCTTGATGCATATCACAGTACTGATACAGAAATAAAAGTCGATTTTATAAAATATTTTTCCAACAGAGTTATTGAAAATAAGTCAAATAAATACCTAAATATTGGTGAGCACTCAAAAGAAGCACGACAAGCACTGATTGTATTGCCCGGTTCTAATAAAATTGCCGATAGAGTAAGTTTTGAAAAATTAAAATATATAAAAAAACTTTACGGTGATAATTTATGGGTTAAACCCCATCCGTTAACTACATTTAAAGTTGTTGGTGAAATTACAGATATCTTTGGAGAATTAAATGTATTACATAGACAGGCAAATTTATATTCTATTTTAAAAGATAGCAAAGTAGTATATACATCTATGTTGTCCGAAAGTGCAGTATATGGGGTTGCACTTGGAAAATATATCGAGCCAATAGATTCATATCAAAAAACTCCAATCGCTAGTTTTTATCATATTAACAAATTTTTGTTTTTTGAAGATTTTCCAATGACATGGGTAAACAAAACTTTTAATGATCATAGGAGTGGAATGTTTTTTCCTGAAATTGAAACAGATTGGAAAGAAAAACTTTTAAAGTATTTAGAATACATAAATGCAAAAAGAGAACGATATAAAAACATTTATTTTAACCCTCCAAAAGCTAAAATAGTTGCAAATAACAATGTTTAAACCAATTGAAGAAATACAAGAATTTTTTAAAGACAAACGTGTTTTAATAGTTGGAAATTCGGTTGAAATTATGACCGGACAATATGCCGACTTGATTGATTCATTTGATGTTGTAATACGATTAGGGCGAGGAATTAAAACTACTCCCGAAGACGAAATTGCTGTTGGCAAAAAAGTAGATGTTTGGATTTCTGGACTGTTTAGAATTGGTCTATTGCAAGAGCCAGAGATTCAAGAAAAATTGAAAAATAAACTTATTTTATTAAATGGATCAAGGATTGATGTAACTGATGGTTGGTTAGAAAAGACTATTAAAGAATATGAGTATACTCCAATTTTTTCAGACGAAGAAATTCTTCAGTTTTATGAAAAATATGGAATTATAAACAACAGTAAAAAATCTTTTAGATTTTCTGGTGGTATGTGGACAATATTTTTCCTTTTAGAAAAAATTAAAACTCAAAAATCATTAGATATTATTGGTTTTGATTTTTTTAAAAGCCTAGTCGATTATCCAGTAAATGACAATTCATTGATGCCTTCTTCGTGGCATACTCCATCAGTGGGATCTGAAGTAATGGTTCATAACGGATCTTTTGAGGAAACACTTGTAAAAAAATATATTGAAGAAGCAAAATTAAATTGGATAAAGATTAATAATTCAGATAAAAAACGAATATACACTATGGTCAAATTTGGATCTATAGCCAAAAAATTACAAAAGAAAAAAGAAAAAGACCAAGAAATTATTCAAAACATTAGAGTTATTAATTTAAATTTAACCAATGCCTGTAATTTACGATGTACATTTTGTCCTATAGGTTCTGATGATTATGTAAATGACTATGCATCTATGACCGTAGATACAGTAAAAAAATTTATTGAACGATCTCGAGAGTTTGTCGAATCAAGAAAAAGTAAAGTGACTGTTAGTCTTTCAGGAAAAGGAGAAGCAACTGTTCATAAAGATTTTGAAGAAATTGTATTACTACTAGCAGAAAATAGAGATGTGTTAAATCTTCAAATTTTAACTAACGGTGCTTTACTCTATAAGTATAGGCATTTAATTCCTTTGTTTTCTAGAATAGTTTATGACAGTTATAAAGACGACAACAATAAAAATAAATCAGAATTATTAGAAATAATTAAAAATAGTCCAAATGCAACAATTAGAGAAATTGACAACACTAAACAGTGGTTTGAAATTACAGATTTTACTAATAGAGTTGGTGTATTAAACGGTCCAACAGAAAGCGTTATCAAATACAATTACTGCCATAAACTATTTCAAAAGATGATGATAGAATGCGACGGATCATATTTGATTTGTTGCGACGATTGGAAGAAAAATAAATTATTTGGCACGATCTATGATAGATCGTTTACGAATTATTTACTTTCTCCAGAGTTAAGAAAATATAGAAGGCATATTCTAAAAGGAGTTAGACAAATGGATCCTTGCAGAACTTGCACATTTAGTTCAAAACCTATAAAACCAATAAAGAAGAAACTATGAATAACGAAATTTTTGAAAAATACAAAGATCATTATCAAAAAATGCATTACAGCGGAAATTTCCAAGGCGGATCATTTAAGTTTGAATATGTAGATACATTAAAACTATTAGTTGAAAAAACAAAATCAAAAACAATTTTAGATTTTGGTTGCGGAAAAGCCATGCATTATAAAAAACCCGAACCAATTAATAAAATGTTTGGGATAGAAAATGAAAATGTAAGTTTTTATGATATAGGTGTAAAAGAATACGAAGTGTTACCAGAAGGAGTATTTGATGGAGTAATCAGCACAGACGTTTTAGAACATGTTCCAGAAGAAATAATTGACGAAACACTAGAAACTATTTTTTCTAAAGCAAAAAAATTTGTTTTCCTTGTTATCTCTTGCGGTCTGGCAAAAAAGAAATTACCAAACGGTGAAAACGCACATGTGCTAGTAAAATCTCCAGAGTGGTGGAATAACAGATGTAAGAAATTTTACGATACAAAACGAATAGTTCACATAAGGTACACAATACCCACTGATCCAGAATTTGATATATTAGGTTTAACTAAAAAATGAAATACAATATCTGTATTGGTTATGATAGGAACAACAGGATGCCTGCATATGTTTTGGCAGAAAGCATTATGCAAAAAAGTTCTGTTAGTGTAAATTTTATGTTCTTGCACAGAGACATGCTTAGGGAATTTACAAGATTGAAAACAGAAAAAGAAAGTACAGATTTTAGTATATCTAGATTTTTAGTTCCGCATCTTTATAATTATGAAGGTTGGACATTATTTTTAGATAATGACATAATTGTAGATCACGACATAAAAGAATTATTTGATTTAATAGATGAAAAATATTCTGTCATGTGTGTTAAACACAATCAAGTTTGTCAAGCAGGAAAAAAGTTTTTAAACTCAAATCAATTTCAATATGATAAAAAAAATTGGTCTAGCGTAATGTTTTTTAACAATAAAAAATGTAAAAAATTGACTCTAGACTATGTTGAAAAAGCCGCAGGTTTAGATTTGCATCAATTTAAGTGGCTAGATTCTGAATTTGAAATAGGAAGTTTACCTTTAGAGTGGAATTTTTTAGTCGAAAATCAAAATCAAACTGCAAATATTCCAAAATTAATACACTATACAAATGGCGGACCGTATTTTAAAGAAACAGAAAATTGCGATTATTCTGAAAAATGGAAAACGGTGTATAAAACTATTAACGATGTTAGGACCGTTTTTTAAATTTTTAAAAAATAAATATAAAAACAGGAATAAACTATGGCTGTAACACTAAGAAGTACAAATGCTGGAGCAGACGGATATAAAACATCCGCCTTGACTCATGCAGAATTAAATCAAAACTTTCTTGATTTTATGACGCTATCTGGAGCAGGTGCTTCTAGAACTTTGACTAGAATTAGCGCACCGCAACTTTATGTAGAAGGAAATTCGGCAAACTGGAACGAAACTACACCGGGGTTAACATTGGGTGGTCTACATTTAGATCCCGGTGTAACTACTGACAATTTTGGTAGTGCAATCACTTGGGGAGCAAGCGATGGTAGCGACGGAACAAATGCACAAGCAGGCATATATGTGCGCAGTGACGGTACTTATGGCACTAAGATGTATATTGCAACAACTGATTCATATGTATCTGGTAGTAAAACCAGAATTTATATTGGACACGACGGAAAGGTAGGTATAGGAAATACAAGTCCTGCAGTTGCATTACACGTTACTGGTGAAATTGTTGCAACTAATGAAATTACTGCATTTTACTCAGATCGAAGGTTAAAAGAAAATGTAAAAGTTATAGAAGATCCCATAACTAAAGTTAAAAAATTATCAGGAATTACCTACACACCTAACGACTTAGCAGAAAAATATGGTTATAAGAAGTCTTCAAAATTAGTGGGACTATTTGCTGATGAAGTAGAATCAGTTTTACCTGAAGCGGTTCGGCCTGCCCCCTTTGATATAGACGAAAATGGTAATAGTATTTCGGGTGAAAATTATAAAACTGTTCAATATGAAAAATTAATTCCCTTATTAGTTGAAGCAATTAAAGAACAACAAAAACAGATTAAGGATCTTGAAAAAAAGATTTTAGAAATTACAATTAATAAATAAATAATCTACATACTTAAAGAAATGTAATCATGCCAGGAAATTTACCAGCAACAGGTACTCAAATATCGTTTGGAAGAGTAAACCAAGCCTACACAAACTATGCACCTGGTGCTGCCGGCGACGCTCCTAGCGGAGGCCAAAATATTAAATTAAGCGCAGTATTGGGTGCTAACGCTACATACGGTATTAGCCAATCGGCTGGCACACAATTTAGTTTCAGTGCTAAATTCGGTGGTAGAGCATATCCTTTTACATATTGAGGTTTTATGAAATTTGAAAATATTAATGAGTTATTAACTAAAAGAATTAACTGTCCTAGTAAATGGGAACTTGATAACATAATTTGGGCAGATCGAACAACCAATTCAGCAGTTTTATATAATTTTTTAAAAAGAATTAATGAATTGAATTCATTAGAATTGAGAACTGTAGATCAACATACTGAACTAGAAAGACTACTTGAATTACTTTCTGACATGGACGAAAAAGAATGCGAAAACTTATTGGTTCAAACAGATGAAGAGTCTAAAGAAATTTTTATTGAAAATTTAGCAAGAACCAGCGCCATTGAAGTTCTCACCAATAACAAAATTTCATTTGATACAATGACCACGGCTTGTAAACTTAGCCCAAATGATTTTATTCTTTGTGCAAAAAGAACACAAGACATTGTTAATTCCGTTCACGAATTAGTAATCAAAGGTGAATCATTGAGTTCGGAAGTCGCAGGAGCATGAAACAATCAGTTTTTTCTTCCACACAGTGGAGTTTAAAGAAAAGTAAACTTGCAGTTTGCATCCCTGCAAGAGATACTTTACATTCTGCACATGCAATGTGCCTAACAGAATTAGTAAAATTTAATACTATGAATAACATTGACACTCATGTGTTTATGGATCTTAGTACAATTTTATTGCAGCAAAGAGAAACTTTAGCAAATTTGGCATTAAATTTAAATGCTGAATATATGCTATGGTTAGATAGTGACATTACTTTCCCTGCTACTACTGCTGCAAGACTTATGGCACATAATGAACCTATAGTGGCTGCAAATTATGTTAGGCGACAGTTCCCTTCAAAAGGGGTAGCATATAGTAAAATAGGTGATTGGGACAATCCATTAGATTTTTCAATTCAAAATGAATTGGTAGAAGTCGAAGGAATAGGAATGGGTTGTGTGTTAATGAAAACCGAAATATTTAAGAAAATTCCTAAACCTTGGTTTGAATTTACATGGAGTCCGGAAACTAATGATTTTTTAGGCGAAGATATGAACCTTTGCAAAAAAATTAATAATCTAGGCTACAAAATAAAAGTCGACACTTCATTAAGTGTGGAACTAAGGCATCTCGGAAGTTACGCATTTAGTCAAAAAGATTTAAATTAAATCTAATAATAATTCTAATTTAGCCTTAATAATTTTATTTGAAAAACTGGTTTTTAATCCTTGGTGTAACGGCTTTGGCCAGTGGGAATATGAACACCAAGCGTATCCAGAATGTTCATAATTTAGTTGAGGCTGAAATTCTTTATCAACAATTATTACATAAGTGCTGTATTGAAAATTCTGATCATTGCTAGTAAATAATTCTAAAGGAATTATTTTCTTTATTCCAGAGACTTTTCCTATCTCTTCATTGAATTCTCTTTTTAATGTATCAATAATTGTTGAGTCATTGGGTTCTCTTTTACCGCCGACAAGTCCCCAAGTTTCCGCAGTCTTTCCTTGAGTTCTGTTTAAAAATAAAAATCTTTTAGTGTCTTTGGCTAAAAATAACCCGCCACTGCATATAATTTCTTTTATAGTACCAGTCTCCATAATGATGCATCATAAATTCCTTCGTATGTTTTACTCCAGGAATTATTTTCCCATTTGTATTGTGTATTTGTATATGAGTTAGTTATATAAATGACATCTTTAACTACAGTAGAATTGAAAACAACCGACCACGAGGATCCGTTCCATTCTATAATATCATTTGCGTGTGCTTGGAAATCGCTGTTATCTGAATTTTTCCAAGCATCGGGGCCATCGTATCCCGGTGTTCCGTAATAATTATTGACATTTATATCTTCTAAAATTAAATATCTTGTTCCTGTTACAATATTTGTTGGTTTAAATTTTTCTGGATCAATGACAGCATCAACCGTTCCTCTACCAGATATTATAGTATTTGAAGGAACTGTATCAGGATCAATATTTAACATCATTGAATTATCATCTGTGGGATCTAAACTAATGTATGCTACAATTTCTACGCCATCGGGCTGACTGAATCTTAACTGACTTAGTCCTGCTCTAAATTTTCCTGGATACTTGTCTAACATTGATAACCAAGAATGTTTGTTTATTACATCAGATAAGTCAATTTCTCTAGTGTTATTATTTGTTTTAATTAAAGATGCAACATTGTTTAACACTAATAAATTATAGTTTCCGTGTGTAACAGTAACAGACGTATCCGGTGAAATATCTCTAAACAATTCTGCTGCGCCGTCTTTTTCATAAAAAGTTTGAATATTACCTTTTGCACCGGATAAAAATAAGTTAGAAATTATTTTTGTTATAATTCCTAATTTTTTAACTTTAGCAGGTGGTGTAATCCACACAGGAGCCGTGAATGTCATAGTTAAAATATCAATATCTTCATTGATCCCTTGCGGAATAGTTCTACTAGACCAAGTTTGTCCGGTTAATTCCAATACGCTTAAACTAGTCCAATCAATGTAGTTGTCAGTGGTCTGTATTTCAAAACTGGGATTGAATAAAACGCAAATTTGTTCCCATAATTGTAACTTCATTTCTGTATTGGTGGTCCAAATATCTGCATTAAAAGTAATTGTCCAGGGACTTGGCATTATTCTTTCAACAGTATAATTTGCACCTTGAACATTTAAGTATTCATGATTATCTTCGTCCCACTCTCTTTCTCTAATATGAATTTTACTTACATGAGTCGGGTCTTGTAATCTATTTCTATCATATTGAAGATCTTTAATATAGCAGGCAATAAATGGAGCACTGGGGATAGTGTTTTCGCTGTTCTTTTTAAGAATTTGTGCTACCTGCCTGGACATATCTCCGTATCTTACCGGTACTTGAACTAGTTGTCCTTTAGAATCTTTGTATGAAAAATTACTTAACACATTTATAAACTGTGTTAGATATCGGCGTATTTGCCCGTCATAAAACCAGTCGATAATAGTACATCGGTGTTAAACCGAAGCCTCCTTTTTTAGTTTTCGAATATAGATATACATTTTAATTATCAGCCCTAGGTTTTAAAGCCTTGCTAAGGGCTTGCCTTTCTTTAACCACTTCGCCTGCAATAGTAGAAGTTGTGGAATTATTAATAAATCCTGTTTTTTGTGTTCTTCTAACTTTAGTTGTATCAGTAGTTTGTGTCTCACCAATTTGATTAACTGTCATCCTAACGTTATCTTCAAATTTAACCCAATGTCTACCGTCATACCTAAACAATCTATTAGGTAGATAGTCAGTTCTTAAGAAAAATTGTCCGTATTCTGCACTTGACGGAAACGAATTACCGAACCCATACGGAGCACCATTTGGAGGGACACCGTCTCCAGTAAGATAACCTACATAATAATTCTTTTTAGGAGAATGTAAAACCAAACTAGCATCTAATGCAGTATTATCAACTGCGGCATCTAAATCTATTTCTGAAGCATCTGCTAGATCAATTTCACCATTCTCTGTTAAAGGAACTACATATAAATGTTGAGTTTCGTAACCGCTTTTATCTACATCCTCTTGTGCCTGTGCAATGATTTGATTGTTAATATCAAGCGCCTGTTGCTGTTGAGACAGTAAATCTCGCAATGTACCTCCTGCTTCGTCCCCATTGGCATCAGTCAATGGTTTATCTAAAATTTCTTTAAATTCTTGTGTATCTACTAGAGGCTGGCATTTAGCACGAATTAAATGAGGGTACCATGTTTGGCTGTAACCGGATGCAGGTCTAGTTACTTCACTGACCACGTAAAATCTTTTTAGTGCAACCAGACTATCATCTAACGCATATTCGTCTTTTTGATGCGGTAATTCAATTACATCACCGGCTACAATTTTTCGACCTAATGATTCAAAACTGGAACGTAAATGAAATGTAATCATTATGGTATCATTTTGTAAAAATAATCCAAATTGACTTAAATTAAAATCAATATCCTGTAGCGTGTAAATTCCTCTTAATACATAGATGTTTGGTTCGTAATGGCGATCTCTATTCTCCATGAATAACAGATCTTGAATTCCTAGTTCTGGAATAGGGTTTGTATTGTTTGGTGTTGTGGGAGTACTTTCTCCCTCGGCTGGATTTACAGGTCCGAGATATTTGTGGAGGTAAATGTCAGTACCCCCAATTTGAAATTGTTCGTTAATTGCCCTATCTAAAAAACGAAAATCGTTTCCTTTTTCGGGCCTGTACAGTGATAATCTTGGCATAATAGTATATTTATTTGCTAAATACCATTATGACTGAGAACGAAAACGAACGCCAAAAAGTTATAGATTATTGCAAGTTAATGCTAGGTGGCGGCATGATCGATATTGAATTAGATCCTGTACACTATAACATTGCAATAGATCGTGCATTAAATTATTTTAGAGTTAGAAGTAGTAACGCCGTTGAAGAAAGTTATGCGTTTTTAACAATAGAAGTTGATAGAAACGACTATACATTGCCTCAAGAAGTTATGCAAATTCGTCAAATTTTCCGTCGTAGTATTGGTTCGAGGTCTGGCGGTGGACAAGGTGGTACCCTTTTTGAACCATTTAACTTAGCCTATTCAAATACATACTTATTAACCGCAACAAACATGGGTGGCCTAGCCACTTACTACGCCTTTGCAAGTTATCAAAAACAAGTGGGCAAAATGTTTGGCAGTGAAATTAACTTTACATTTAATAAAACAACTAAAAAATTAACATTAATGCAACGACCTAGAAGCGAAGAAGAAGTGCTATTATGGGTTTATAATTATAGACCAGATTTTAATTTATTACAAGATCCATATGCTAATCAATGGATAAAAGATTATAGTCTTGCAGTTTGTAAGATTATGATAGGTGAAGCCCGTGAAAAATTTAGTCAAGTTGCTAGCCCTCAAGGAGGAACAACTTTAAATGGTACTGCGCTAAAGGGAGAAGGCAAAGCCGATCTTGAACGATTAGAAACTGATTTAATTAACTACAAAGAAGGTGGAACTCCGTTAACATTTGTCATTGGTTAAAAAATATTTGACATTTTTCTTAAAAAAATGTAGATTATAACATCTCGGAGAGATGTTATGATTATAGGATTTTGCGGTTTTATTGGTTCAGGAAAAGATACTGCGGCAGATTATTTGATAAATGAACATCAGTTTAGGCGAGATAGTTTTGCAAACGCATTGAAAGATTCAGTAAGTCAAGTATTTGGTTGGGATAGAGTTCTTTTAGAAGGTAGAACAAAAGAAGGTCGAGAGTGGCGAGAACAAATTGACCCATGGTGGGCCGAACGTCTTAGTATTCCCCACTTAACTCCTCGTTGGGTTTTACAATATTGGGGCACAGAAGTATGTCGTCAAGGGTTTCATGATGATATTTGGATTGCTAGTTTAGAAAATCGTATAAGAAAAACTAAAGATAATATTGTGATTTCTGATGTAAGATTTCCTAATGAAATGAAAGCAATTAAAAATGCTGGAGGAAAAGTTGTTCGAATTAAAAGAGGTCCTGAACCTGTGTGGTTTCAAGATGCTGCAAATGTAAATGCAGGACCTAAAAATATGAATTGGACCATTAGTAAATTAAAATTGGAAGAATTAAAAATTCATTCTTCAGAAACTTCGTGGATTGGTTACCCTCTTGATAGCATTATTGAAAATAATGGAACCATAGATGATTTATTTCATCGGTTGGAAACACTAATTAAAAGTCGGGAATAAGATCTCCTTGACGCCAAGGTAGTTTTAGTTTATGCAAAATTTTTTGACAGTTGGCACAGACAGTTTTTAAATTAGAATATCTACAGTTTGAAGGATTTCCGTCTATATAGTACACACTAAATTGTTCTTGATGTTTTGATGTAAATCCGCACTTGTCGCAACTCTGTTTTTTCTTATATCCAGATTTGCTCCAATTGGGAATTCCATCTTTTCTTTTTCTTGAACAATGATCACATTTTTTTCTATAAAAAGGTTTTCCTTCTTTATAATAGTTAATAGCAACTGGTCTTTGCCCACATTCCTTACAAAGGTTCCTAATATATTTCATAAATAACGCCCTTTTGTTGCCCTTTTCTCTGTATTTAACCGGGATTTTTTTTTGAAATCCACTAAATACTTTAAAGAAAAATCCATTAAGGAGAATCATATAATGGCAACATTGGAATCACCAGGCGTACAAGTACAAGTCATCGACGAAAGTTTTTATACACCCGCAGCACCGGGAACTGTTCCGATGATTTTTGTGGCCTCTGCACAAGACAAAGTTAATCCAAGCGGTACTGTAGCACAAGGTACTACACAGGCAAATGCTGGAAAAGTTTGGTTAATTACAAGTCAGCGAGATTTAACTGACACATTCGGAACCCCTGTATTCTATACAGATGCTAGCGGAAATCCGCAACATGGAAGCGAACTTAACGAATACGGACTACAGGCAGCATATAGTACTTTAGGACTAAGTTCTCGAGCATATATTGTTAGAGCCGATCTTGATTTAGCAAGCCTAGTTCCTACAAGTAATATTCCTTCTGGAGATCCAGTTTCCGGAACATATTGGCTTGATACAGGTGCATCTACTTTTGGTATCAAAGAGTGGTCTAGTTCAACACAGAAATTTACTGTAAAAACTCCTATTGTATTAAATGACGATTCTCCTGATTCAAGTTTTAGTGGAATCGCTCCATCTACTAATTTAGGTAGCAAAGGTGATTATGCAATCGTAACTTCTTATTCGACTGCGACAAATAACATAATTTATAGAAAAAATAATTCAAACACCTGGGATCCTCTAGTTAACACATATGATTCTGGAAAACGATTAACAATTTCTGCACATTATTCATATCCTACATTTGATGCATCTACCGCTACAGGAAGTACATGGATTACAACAACCACTGCATCGAATGGAGCAAATTGGGTAGTTAAGTATTACAACGGATCAACACAAGAGTGGACCACAGTTCCTGCACCACTGTTAAATGGTGTAAATGCTGCAAACAAATATTATGATTCTACAGGCGGAGGCAAAAATGCTGCTGTTGGTAGTTTATTTGTAGATTACAATACTGAAGATGCTACTAGCGAAACAGCAAACTTTAGATTATGGAGAAAGTCTGCAGCCGGCGAAACAGTGGTTACTTTAGAAACAACAGCAAATAACAGTGACGGATCTTATAGTTTTAGAATTCGAACTAGTGATTCTGGAACTGAAAGTTGGAGTTCAGTGCAAACAATTAATCTTTCGGCAACAGGATCAACAGTAAAAATTGGTTCCTTGATTCCAGCAGCAATAAGTTCTACCAATGTACCAAACGTTACTGCTGATTGGGATGCTGACACAAATAGATTAACTATCACACACACCAAAGGTGGAAACATTCTTTTAGAAGATGTAACAAATACACCGTTGGCTGCAATGGGATTTGTAGTCTATAATACAACAACTCAACAAGGTACCCCGAACGTATACGCTGCACCTACTGGTTATACCGGTTACGATTATTTAATTTCAAATTGGAAACCATTAGTATACGAAGCAAAAGCAACTCAACCAGAAACTGATCCTGCAGATGGTCGTTTATGGTATAGTTCTGTTGTCGACGAAGTTGACATTATGTATCATAACGGAACAACATGGGTTGGATATAAATCATCGTTCCCTGACAGTGATCCAAACGGACCTATTGTAAGTGCAACAGAGCCAACAACACAAAGTGACGGTACACCATTAGTTACAGGCGATATTTGGGTAAGCACTGCTGATCTCGAAAACTACGGTCGAGATGTATATGTCTATGACAGCACAATCTCAGTTGGAAGTAAGTGGGTATTACAAGATGTAACAGATCAGTCAACACCTACTGGATGGTTGTTTGCAGATGCTCGATGGGCAACAGCAGGTTCATCAAAGGATCCTTCGGCTATTAAAGATCTACTAAGTAGCGGCTATTTAGACCCAGATGCACCAGATCCTGCGTTATATCCAAGAGGCATGAGACTCTGGAACACCAGAAGAAGCGGATTTAATGTTAAGAAATATGTTGTAGGGTACATTAATACTTCTGCAAATAACGGATTAAACACTAGATTTAGTAACCAATCGATGGCAACTTATGAAACAGATCGTTGGGTAAGTCAGTATCCTGTTGCAGCAGATGGAGGTCCTCAGTTTGGACGTCACGCACAAAGAGCACAGGTAGTTAATGCATTCAAAGAAACATTGGATTCAAATACTGCAATTAGAGATACTGATACATTAACATTTAACTTACTTGCAACTCCTGGATATCCTGAAGCAATTCAGAACATGATTGCATTTAATACAGATCGCGGATTAACTGCATTTGTTGTAGGTGATACACCATTTAGATTACAACCATCAGGCACAGCACTAAGTGAGTGGGGTAATAATACAAACGGTGCTTTAGATAATAACGATGTTGGTGCCGTAAGTTTTGACGAATATATGGCAATGTATTACCCAAGCGGATTTACTAATGACAATACCGGAAACAATATTGTTGTTCCACCAAGTCATATGATGCTACGAACAATTATCAACAGCGATGCAAAGAGTTTCCCATGGTTTGCTCCAGCAGGAACAAGACGCGGTGGCGTTGATAATGCAACTTCTGTAGGTTATATCACAGACGAAGGCGAATTTAGATCCGTTGCGTTACATCAAAGTCTAAGAGATGTACTTGACGATGTCAAAATCAATCCAATCGCAACCTTAACAGGCGTTGGAATTTTAGCATACGGTCAAAGAACTCGTGCAAGAAATGCCAGTGCATTAGATAGAATTAACGTTTCTCGTTTAGTTTGTTTCCTACGTAGACAATTAGACATTATGGCTCGTCCATTCTTGTTTGAGCCAAATGATGTACAAACACGTAGAGAAATTAAAGCAGCAGCAGAAAGCATTATGCTTGAGTTAGTAGGTCAACGTGCTTTATATGACTTTATCGTAGTCTGCGATGAAACTAATAACACACCTGCAAGAATTGATCGTAATGAACTTTATGTCGACATTGCTATTGAACCAGTTAAAGCAGTTGAATATATCTATATTCCATTGAGATTGAAAAATACTGGCGATATTGCAGCCGGACTATAAAAGGTAAATAAAAGAACAAGGAGCATTATAATGCCAATCGCAAGTTTAAATAGATTTACAGTACCTTTGAGTGGAACTCAGGCCGCAACCACTCAAGGTATGTTAATGCCAAAACTAAAATATAGATTTAGAGTAACTTTAGATCAATTTGGTGTAGCAAGTAATCCAACTACTGAATTAACCAAGCAAGTCATGAACGTAACACGGCCTGATGTTTCGTTCGATGAAGTTAAGTTGCCTGTTTATAACAGTACAGTTAAGATTTTAGGTAGACATACATGGCAAGATGCAAAACTAACACTAAGAGATGATGCTAGCGGTGTAGTTACAAGAAAAGTGGGCGAGCAACTACAGAAACAATTTGATTTCTTCGAACAAAGTGGTGCTGCAAGTGCAGTCGATTATAAGTTCAGAATGCGTGTAGAAATTCTCGACGGCGGCAACGGCGCATATGAACCAGTAACATTAGAAAGTTTTGAATATTTGGGTTGTTGGATTAAGCAAGCCACTTACCAGCAAGGTGATTATTCAAGCAGTGATCCTATGGATATTGCACTAACAATTTGTTACGATAATGCAATCCAACTAGAAGCCCCTGGCGGTGGAGCGATAGGTATTGGATTAGAAGTAGGAAGAACAGTAAGACCACCTCAGGCGCAGGGCCTAGCAACTGGCGGTTAATTTATATTGTTTCTTTAAAGCCTGGAGTAAAATCCAGGCTTTTTTTTGAACTAAATACAGTCATGAGCGCTGCATTTTTAAATTTTTTATCCGGTTCAAATACTTTTCGCGTTGACGGTAAACAAGTAATTTTACGAGATTACCAACATGCTGGAAGATTGTTTATTGATAGTTCTTATGCTAGAATTCCAAAATTTGGTTTTATATATTTTGTTCAAATAAACATCAATCCAGATGCAATTATTGAATCTCATTGGAAAGCACAGGAAGAATTTTATCAAGTAGGACTGTTAGCCAAGAGAGTCGATCTTCCTAAATTTTCAATTGCCACTGAAACGTTAAATCAATACAATAGAAAAACAGTAGTGCAAACAAAATTAACTTATAGTCCTATCAGTATTGATTTTCACGACGATTCCAGTAATATTACTCACAATCTTTGGGTACACTATTATAAACATTTTTACGCTGATTCTAATTATGGCCCATCTAATGATGCAATACCTGCTTATAAAGATACAAAATACGGCAGTATTGATTACTCCTATGGTAGATATGCAAGGCCGATAGATAACTTTTTAGATTCTATTAAATTGTATGTATTACACCAACAAAAATTCACTGAATATACATTAGTAAATCCTAAACTTACTGAGTGGGCTCACGACGCAGTAAGTTCATCTGATAGTACAAAAATATTACAAAATAGAATGACAGTTGCATACGAGAATGTTTTCTATAGAGAAGGAAAAGTAATGGGAGATAGTAATTTAGGATGGACTCCATACTTTTATGATCAGAACCCAAGTCCGTTACAAATTGCAGGAAACAAAAGTAATTCTGCTGCAACATCGCCGACTAGCAGATTGGGTACATTGGCCAATGCACAAAGAACACCAGTGGAACAGTCATTTCCTAATGAATCGTTATTTGATTTGTCAGGCAAACAGAGAATATTCGGAACTGTGGGCGGAAAAGCACCATTTAGTTTTGCAAATCAAACAACTTATGGAGCACGTGGTGCTTTTGATTCTTTTAACAGTGGCGGAAGTTATCGAGGTTCCGGTGCACGATTTGGAAATGTTTCTTCAAGGCAATATGGAATGATGGGGGGACAGCCTCCTATGAGTCCTCTTGGTCAACTGGCAGCGATTTTAGCAAAAAATGCAGTTAACAAAAAGGGAATAGGAAAACTAGGTCCAGTTGGATACACTATTGCGTCTGGAGTATTAGGAAGCGTATTAGGTTCAGGCACTGGTAAGTTTTCAACCCCTCCGCCATCTCAACCTCAACCGGGAATATTTAATTTACCCGGTGGTGTTGGAATTAATATTTTTAAAGGTTTAAATACCAGTGTTGACGGAAAAATTAGAGCAAATCCTGCTGCAATCATATTTCCACCTAGAGGACCATAATGTATTCAAACTTACCTATTGCTAAATCTGATAACAGTACAGTATCTGGATTTAATAACTACAATCAACAACCTATTGAAATTGATCCTACTACATTTGCCGCAGTTAGAGGATTTTTTACAAATAAAGATTTTTCAGAATCTTCTTCTGAGTTAATATCAACAATCCTTATTACGCAATCAAAACAAGATGGATATAATCCAATGGAAATTCTCGATACATTAAAAAATTTAAATGATATCGAACTATCTGGATTAGTAGCAGAAATTTTAAACTACAATAGAGTTAAAACCAGTAGTCTTGGAATCTCTCAAGCATTTAATACTCATCCTGAAATTTTACGAAATATAATTGCATGAGTTTAAAATTTAGTAAAGGCATATACAAGATTAGAAACCCAGAAAAGTATGTAGGCAATAAAATTCCTACATACAGAAGTAGTTGGGAACTTACTTTTATGAATTTTTGTGATAATAATCCTAGTATCCAACAATGGAGTAGCGAACCTATAAAGATACCCTATAAAGATCCCCTAACAGGAAAGCAAACTGTATATGTTCCGGATTTTTTAATCGTGTATGTTGATAAGTTAATGAAAAAACATGCAGAATTAATCGAAATTAAACCTGCAAAACAAACACTTAAAGAAAAAGTAGGAAAAAATCCATACGATCAAGCCCAGTATGTTAAAAATATGGCAAAATGGGCAGCAGCGTCAAATTGGTGCAAACAACAAGGGATACAATTTAGAATTATTAATGAAAATGATATATTTCATAATCCTGGAAAAAATCGATAAGTAAATGTATGACTAAAAAACTAGAAGAATTATTAAATATTGAATCTTCAGAATCAGTTATAGAAAAAACTTTTGAAGATTCAACTCCGGTTGTTGCAATTGATTTACAAGAAAAGTTAGAAGAATTTGACAAAATTTCTCAATCTTTACCTGTGGTTAAAGGACTCGGAGAAATAAGTGATCGAGAATTAGATGATTTGGCTAACAAAGCAGAAAAAGCCTATGACGACCTTATGGATTTAGGAATGAATGTCGAAGCAAGATACGGCGCTAGGATGTTTGAAGTAGCAGCACAAATGATGAATGCAGCAATTCAAGCAAAAAGTGCAAAAATTGATAAAAAATTAAAAATGGTAGATTTACAAATTAAAAAATTAGCCATTGATAAAAAGAATTCTACACCTGGCAATACTCCTATAGAAGGTGAAGGTTATATTGTAGCAGATAGAAATAGCATCTTAGCAAAACTTAAAAATTTGAATAAATAATTTACTATGAAAACATTCGCTGAATACTTAACTGAATCAAAAAAGCAATACGATTTTAGGATTAAAATTGCTGGAGATTTTACCTCCGAGCAAGAATCATCTTTAAAAACTTGTTTAGAAAAATATTCTGTATCTAATTTTAAAAAAGCAGGAAAAACACCTATACAGCAACTTCCTTTGGATTTCCCTCAAGTTAAAAATTGCGAAGTTAATATTTTTGAAGTAACTTTAGATTATCCTACAACACAGTTTGAACTAACAGAATTTATATCTCAACAATGCAGTATACATAAATCACATCTTGCAGTTCGTCGTCCTGGTGAACCCAGTGAAGAATATCAAGAACCAGTAGAAAAAAGAAAAGATGCATTGTTAAATGATCCAAATTATAAAGAAGCAGGGAATCCAAAATTTGAAGATTATTATGGTGACAAATATAATAGTGGATTTCTTAAAGAGTTGAATGATGTATTAAAACTTCAACGAAAAGCAAGAGGCGAACAAATTCCTAATTCCGGTGGCGGAGAATTCAAATTAGAAACCGCCATCAAAGATACAAACACAAAAAGTATTCTTAAACAAGCACCTGATCTAAGGAAATAATTATGCAAATGATTGATATGATGAAAAGATTAGCAGAGCTCGATGCTCCTAATCCAAGAGTAATGTCTGAAATGCCTGTTTTAAATAAATCAAAAGGCATTAAAGAAAGTCAAATTGAAGAATGTGGGGTGATGCCAGAAATGGGGATGCCTATGGATAGGCCATCAACACCTGCAACAATTAATATGACAGCAGGCAGTGCTGCTGAATTAGGTGATCTTCTTAAAGATATTGTAAGTCTAGCAGGTATGGACAAAGGAGATTCGATGGGCACACTATCAGTTTCTACTCCGGCTCCTACAGCATTAGAACCAGCAGGTGATGATATGGGACCTCCAGAACCAGCAAGTCCTACAGATACTATGCGTTCAGTAATTGATAAATTAAATCCTGATGATGATGACCGTGATGATAACAGTGATGATGAAGTTTCAAAAGATCAAGGCGATGTTGATAACGACGGTGATCATGATATGAAAGATCACGATAAAGAAAAAGTAGACGAATTTGACAACGAGCCGAATCCTGAAGTTGCAGGAATGAGTGCTGCTGTGCCAAGTGGTAATGATATGCACAAAGAGAAAAAACAGTTCCCTGCAGCACAACCTGGGGATAATGCAATGGCTGCTACATTTGAAGGTTTAATGGCAGAATATCAAAGATTTATTAACGAAGAGCAAAGTGAGGATGAGGGTCCTGAACAACTAAGCGAACTCAGCAAAGGCACTGTTGCGTCCTATCGCGAGAAAAAAGGTCAACGAATAATGAGAGATGTGATGAGATCGATGACCGGCGATCCGACGGTCAATCAGCCCTCCGATAAAGAGCGCGAGATGAATAAGAAAAATCTCGATCGCGCTCATGACAGATTGTCTGGTGCTAAGCCAACAACACCGCGTAAACCTTTTGGTGCAGGCGCAGGCGACTGGGTGCCACGTCCTGGCAAGTAAATATCAATTAGCAAATTTTAATTGTTGATTAAAATTATTGCTGGTTATATAGCCTCTTCGGAGGCTATTTTTATTAAATAATTAAATTATGTCAAGCAAAAATATTGATAACAAATTAGTTAAGGCTGCGCACATTACTCAAAAGTATTCCGAAAAGGATCTTGAAGATTTAACAAATTGCATAGATCCAATTAACGGCCCTCATTTTTTTCTAGAAAACTTTTTCTATATTCAGCATCCTGTTAAAGGTAAGTTAAAATATTCACCTTTTGATTATCAAAAAAGATTAATTGATAGTTACCATCAGCATAGATTTAATGTTAATTTATTACCTCGTCAGACAGGTAAAACAACAACTGCTGCGGGCTATCTATTATGGTACGCAATGTTTATACCAGATTCGACAATTCTAATTGCTGCACACAAATTTACCGGTGCTCAGGAAATTATGCAACGTATTAGATATGCCTATGAACTTTGCCCCAATCATGTTCGTTGCGGAGTAACCAGTTATAACAAACAAAGTTTAGAATTTGACAATGGCAGTCGTATAGTGGCACAAACTACAACAGAAACAACTGGTCGTGGTATGAGTTTATCATTATTATACGCCGACGAGTTTGCATTCGTGCCGCCAAATGTTGCAGCAGAGTTTTGGACTTCTATTTCGCCTACATTGGCAACAGGTGGTAAAGCAATTATTACCAGTACTCCTAATTCAGACGAAGACCAATTTTCACAAATATGGAAAGAAGCCAACAAAAAATTTGATGAATTTGGTAATGTGACTACCTTAGGAAAAAATGGATTCTTTCCATTTAGAGCACATTGGAGTGAACACCCTGATCGAGATCAAAAGTGGGCCGATGAAGAACGCAGTAGAATTGGTGAAGAAAGATTTAGGCGCGAACATGAATGCGAATTCTTAGTATTTGACGAAACACTAATTAACAGTATTAAACTTGCTGATTTAGAAGGTAAAGATCCTTTTATGAAAATGGGACAAGCACGCTGGTACAAGAAGATCAATCCGATGAATACTTATATTGTTTCTCTTGATCCTAGTTTAGGTACAGGGGGCGATCCTGCTGCTATTCAAATTTTAGAAATACCTAGTTTTAATCAAGTCTGTGAATGGCAACACAATTTAACTACAATTCAAGGCCAAGTTAGAATATTAAGAGATCTATGCAATTACATCAACGACGAATGCACTAAAAAAGGAGTTCAAGCCAGCATTTATTACAGCGTAGAAAATAATACCGTAGGTGAGGCTGCTTTAGTTGCTATTGAAGAAATAGGTGAAGAAAGTATACCCGGATTGTTTTTAAGTGAACCTATTAAAAAAGGACACGTTCGAAGATTTAGAAAAGGATTTAATACAACACATTCAAGTAAAATTGCAACTTGTGCAAAATTAAAACATTTAATCGAAAGTGATAGATTAAAACTATTTTCAAAACCTTTAATTTCTGAGTTAAAAACATTTGTAGCAAAAGGAATTAGTTTTGAAGGAAAAGTTGGGGCAACCGACGATCTTGTCAGTAGTTTACTTTTAGCCGTACGAATGACTATGATGTTACAAGATTGGGATCCGGCAATTTATGATAAACTGCGTGAAGAACGTGATGATGAATTCGTAATGCCCATGCCTATTTACATTAGCAATTATTAATAAATAATGATATGAAACCAATACAAATAATCAGTCAAGATTTGTTTGACAAAGTAAGAAGTCGATTTCAAAATTTAGAAATGGGTGATGAAACGGGAGCCGTTACTATCGATCCTGCAGAAGCAAAATTTTTCGATTTTGATTTTATATATGAAGGTACGAATCTTGGAAGAGTAAGCATTAGCATAAATGACTTAGGTAGTTTAAAAATTTATTATAGTCAAGGAATTACAGAAAACAAAGACGATGTCAGTAAACGACTTTGGTATGACTTTTTAAAAGAAATGAGACTTTTTGCAATGCGTAGACTTTTAAGATTTGATACTAGGGATATTACAAAGACAAATTTAGACAAAACCGACTTTCAATATTTGGCATCAAAAAGTCCAAAGGAAGAACCCGCTATGAAAATGAATGAATCTAGATGGATGCTTGAAAAAAGCAGTAAAAAAACTAGCCGTGCAGTTAAAGGACGTACCCAGGTAATTGTTCGACATACTGAATCTATGGCAGAAAAACGTCTTGGAGAAAGAAGCAACCCAAGAAGAATTAAGGCAATTTATATTGAAAATTCAGAAGGTGAAAGATTTAAGTATCCGTTTATTCATACCGCAGGTGCATTTGCAATGGCACAACACGTAGATCATGGTGGCATTCCTCATGATCCTGCTGGTAAAGCCATTATTAGAATGAGTGAACAAATTGCTCAATTACAAAGTTTTCAAAGACAGGTTCAAAAACAACAATTGCATGATGATGCAATGGGTATCACTGAACGAGCAATTAATAAACTACATGAATTAAAAGTACAAATTGAAGCATTAAGTAAAAGGCATCATTATGAGTCCTGGATTGAGTCTTTTGAAGGACAAGAAGAACCATTGATGGCAGAATTAGATCCTGTTACCATGGAAGACTATAAGTCTAAATTTACACAAGTAGATTTTAAAGAAGAACTTGCAAATTATTTTCCATTGATACATAGTATCATGCAAGAAACAAACAAAATAAATTTAGAACAATACGTTGGCGAAGAACTTGAAGGAAAAGAAAACGAAATTTCGTTAAATGGAAAAGCAGTTGATCGAAGCAGTTTAGAAATTGACGGAGTTCATCGATGGGATCATCCAGATTACGCCGATGCATATTTTTCTTATGGAGAATACACAGACGGAACTCCTTTAGGTGACGAAGAATTAGAAGCATTGACCAGTGAATACGGTGATATTCTTAATCAAATGGCACATGATTCCATGCACGAATCAAACGATCCAATGCAACAATTTGAACAATGGGCAGAAGCAGTAGAACAAGGTAAACTTGCACCTGATCAAATTCAAGCATTAGCAGAAAAACTAAGGCAAATGGAAGAAAGCGGGCAACCTTTAGAGTTTGGACCCGAAGGAACTACTGCAATTGCATTTTTTGCAGAGTACGGAATTAATTACGAAAATTTACCAGAAACTCAAATTGATGCATTAGAGGAAAAATTAAGACAAGATGCAAAAGATGCAGCCTTTGACGAAACTGCTAGCCCAGTTAATACATTAAAAATTTGGGCAAAGGAACATCAACCGGATTTAGTAGCAGAATTAGGTTTAGAAGAACCCGCTCCAGAAGAACCACCTGCTGAACCAGCACCCGCTCCAGAAGAACCACCTGCTGAACCAGCACCGGAGCAACCTGTTGCAGAAGGTAAAGACAACAAGTGGATTCACGAAGTTGCAAAATTAGTAAAAAGCAGGTATAACGCTACAAATGAAAGCGTTGGCCCATTTAACGGTGTTGAAAACATTGCACTAGATGTAAAGAAAGAAATAAGTGAAAAGTTTGGTGAAGATCTTGGTGAAAAAGCAGAAATGGTTGCCAAACAATTTATGGAAAAACTTACTAGAGAATGGGAAGAAAGACACGGTAAGTCGGCTAATCTTAGTGTAGATCAAGATGATGGTTTAGCAAGACTTAAGGAATTGTTAGGAAATGTTAAACAAAAAGTAGAAAGTATTGATCCAAAAAATCCTAGAGATTACGAGAGACCAGCAGTTGATAGAAAAGCAGCCGGCGAACCTCCTTTAACACTTAGGGATATAGATGACAAAGACAACGCAAGTCCAACAACTGCTGCCGGTCTGGCAAAAAGTAAGGCAGAATTAGGCATTGATGAAAATGTGGATGATATTCTAAAATTATCTGGTTTGGCAAAATAACCATATTTTTATAATCTTTTAACTTGCAATTATAAATAAGACTGTGTATAGTTAAGACTATGCACAGTTTTTCTTTTTAGTCAGTGGGCTAAAAAGAAGAGGCAAACTAAAGGCATAACATTAAGGAGAAACATTATGGCAACTTTAGCAGAAATTCGCGCTA